CCCATATGGTTAATGTTTTCTGTGTAAGTAAATTCCCACTCAGGATAAACATCTTTATTAGCTAAAAGAAAATTGTATAAAGAACCTGAATCATCTGCAAAATCATAAGTAGCTTTATGAAGCTTATTGAAAGGAAAACAATTATTAGTAAATGGCCTTCCTGCTAACTCAATAAAGTCATTCCAAGATTTAACAATTTTATCGTAAGAACTTGCATTCATAGAGTTTTCAGATAGAGGAATATTCTCGCCTATATCAGAAGTTCTTGTAACTAGCTTTCTTTGATGATAGAAGTAAACGTAATAGGCAATAAGACTTTCTTTACTTTCGTTTTTAAGTCCTATATATTCTCTCGTCACTTCTACACCATCAAATATAAATGAAAACTCTTTCCCGTCTCTTAAATCAATAAATCGCTGTTCTGCTTCAGGATTTACAATGAATAATGAATATAATTTATACCCTAACACACGAATCAATACTTCTTTCTGATACTTTGCGATACTTGAGTTTAAAGATGATAACTGATCATCTTTATTCAAGTTAGTAAGTAGTATATCATTAACAAAGTATGTATAGTCTATTAAATTCATTGCTTATTGATTTATTTATTCTTCTTCATTTTCTTCTAAATTATCATCATCTTTAGATTCTGACAATTCTTGTCTTTTTGCTTCTAGTGCCTTAACAACACTTTTTCGTTCGTCAGCTTCAAACCTTTCAAGGTCCTCGATTAGTAGAATTGAATTAATCTCTTCTACTGTATCTTTTACTGATTTTAGATTCACAACCTTTTTATCTTTCTTAGATTCTGATTCAATCAATTCAGATGTTAGGTTATTTCTTTTTAGTTTAAGGCGAAGCTCTTTTTTTAGAGCTTCAACCTTTTTCCCTTCTCCTGATATAATGAGTTTCATCACAATGTGAATTATACTCCAATAGCAGTTATTGCAGTTGCAAAATCACCAACAACAAACATGTATTTGTTGTATATAGGGAATAAAACTTCTTCCTGTATAATTGCTTCTACATAATTTCCTAATTTCTCATTAGTTGATTCAGAAAACTCAAGCACTAATTGAGAAAATTCAAGAAGAGCGGCAGCCATTGCCCAATCTCCAACCGCAAACTTACCCGCAGGCATCGCAGTAGTTTCAACAACAGGAACACCTGATATTGTTAGTATTCCACTCTCCAATCTCTTAACATCAATATAGTGTTCATCAGTACCTTTTAATGTCTCAATCAAAGTAGCATCAACTGGATTTAACACGATTCCGTTTGCGATATATTCTTGTTGTGTAACAAGAGTTTTAGCAACCTTAAGAACATCAATTTGTTGTGCTGCTTCAATAGCATCTTTAAATGCACTAGAAACAGTAAAAGTCCATGCAGATGTATTTGCTTCTGCAACATAAGCTAAATCAATGATAATTTGCTTAGGACTAATAACAATAGTCTTATGGGTAGCATTGTATGATGCTTCAGTGGCGTTTGCAAAGGTAATAGCACTTCCATTAACAATATTAAAGTTGTCAGTAAACGTAATCAATGCCTTAGCTCCACCATCGTAAGATGCAACACTAGCAACTTTGCCTGCTACTCCTGTAATAGGTGTATTTATTTCTGTTGCAAAATCAGTTGCAACTTCAAATATACCAGTAACATTATTACCTGTTCCATCACCAAACAATAATTGAAAATCCTCATAATATTTAACCTGAGCAGGAAGTTTTTGCATTAGATGATTAAGTACGTATTGAGCCGATTTAATCATTCTTTTAGAGATAGGTACGTGCGTTCCAATTCTCTTAGCATCAACCGTTGCTTCTCTAACTTTAAAGTTGCTTTCTGCAAGTGCTCCATTTTCAGAGTTTACCCCCGCTTGTCTATCCCAATCATACACTTCTGAAAATGCAAGATAAGGTAAATCAGTTGGCATAACTGTTAATAAGTCTCTAATATTAAGTCTTTCGACCTGTGGATGGTCAACAACGCGAGAGTCTCTCGATGTGATATGCACTCTTGAGTTTCCTGTGTAATCATCAGTAACTGAAACAGCTTTTAAGCTAAAAGAAGCTTTCTTTTTTCCGTTAGACTCAACAAACTCTTTATATTCTTCTGTCTCAAGAATATCTGCGATTTCTTTTCTTAAACCATTAGTAGAGCCAACGCCTGCACTATTGTCTTTTAGTTTAGCCATGTCCTTACCTTGAGACTTAAGAGCCTCTTCTAGTTTTTCAAGAGATTTAGAGAATTGATTAAACTTTTCAGAATCAAATTTCTCTAACTTTTCAGTTATGTTTTTCATCTGAGTTTCAAACTCTTCTTTTGAAATTGCACCAGTCTTAACTCCATCTGCAAGTTCTTTAAATTCTTTTTTAAAAGAATCTAATTGCTCTTTATTCTGTGTTTTAACAGATTCAAGCATTGCTTTTTTTTCTTCTTCGTTCATTTTATACAAATTTAAAATTTTCTATTTCTTTTATAAACTCTTTTTGAGTGTCTTTCGACGGCTCGTTATTTTGCTTAGAAGTGTCTTTCGACGGCTTCTTGTTTTTGTTGTTATCTTCAATTAATCCAGTTACGTGGTTGCTTCCAAATAATACTAAACTGCTCTCTAGTATGTTTTTTGCTTCCATTACAACCCAAAAATAATCAACACCATCTTTAAAATCTTCGCTATTGGCAACTTGGTTAATGTATTGGTCGTAATTCTTTTTAAATTCTTTGTCTTCAGAATCAGAACTATTTAATGCAAATTTAATCTTTACATATTGCATTCTTACTGAAGCCTGAATCTCATCACCACTCTCTAGCCATTCTTTATAAATTGGATTTGTAACTTTATCTTTTCTGAACTTATATATTAAAGCTTCTGTTGTTCCATTATAACTATAACCAAGTAAAGAAAAAGGAACTTCAGCAACAAACATTTCAATATGTTCTTTTCTTACTATTGTTGTAGAAGTCTTTAATTCATGGTCTGCAACTAAATAGTTTTTACCTTGTTGGTCTTTTACTGTTTTGTTCCAAATGCCATTAACATGTAAATCAGTATGAGAATCTAATATTTTTGTAGTATTTACAGCAATATAGTAGAAATCATCATCAATCTCTAATCCTTTGATTTGAGTTTTAATTTTACTTGCATCAATAATCCTAGCCTTAATACAAGTTTTATGATTATCTAAACTATCATTGTATATTTTTGCCTTTTTCTGAGCAATAATATCTTCGTGAGAATCACACAATGCTTTGAACATTGTTTTTTTATCCTCAAATTCTTGTTGTAATTCTTTACAATATATCATATCTCAAACATTTACTTGCAAATATGACTTTCATCATTCATTTGCTTAGTTTTTATTTCTCTAAGTTTTTTTATTTCCTCTTTTGTTAGCTTTTTCTTACTCATTAGTTCCAGTTGTTTTAATTCCTAAAATTATATTTCTATGTTCAGGTTTTAGATCAAAAATATATTTATCTCCATAAGTATCGTTTAACGGCAAATCTGAGCGTTCAAGGTACTGATTATAAGTTATTCCGCCAATTTTAAAGGCAGACAATGCAGATTTTTCATTAAATGAATTTGTTATCGCTTCCTCTTTTCGATTGATTTGCAAGGCCGCCACATGGTCGAATGAACCTATTAACTCAATTCCCTCACTTTTCGTGTTCAAGAATCTATTTAATCCTATGACAAAATCCTTTGACTCAGGGATAATAGTAGATGTGTACAAGCGCTTCTCGCTAGCATCTAGGTTGGCAAATGTGCCGCTAGTAATGTAATATTTTACCAATAATTCGGGAACACCATAAGCATTGGCAACAGCAATAGCATCAGATTCTATTTCTTCAAATAGTTTCAATTCTCCTATATTCATTGCCATTTTTTGGAATTTCAATGGCGCATTTGTTAGCATGTGTTGCCATTGGTTTTTCATTAATCCATATTGCTCAAGTGCTTTTTGTGCATCTTTTTTTTCGTTATCCGTTAATGGTACAGTTCCATTTGCATCCTTTCCGTCAGGTGTAATCATTCCTAATGCACCCCTCTTCTCGCCTATAACATTTCTACTTTCGTATGCTATCTTGATGTTTGTAATTGGCATTTTAAGAGCAATCAACTTACTCTTACCCATTACAAAATCATTATCATACTGAATGTTTATATCGTTCCTGTGAAATATCGTATTTGGTGAAAAATCTCTATCTTTTCCGTTGCCATTACGCATTACATACTTTGATATGATTTCATTCTTTTTTTCAGCGTCTAACCATTTACCCGTTAAAACTGGCGCAACCAAATAAGATGGCAAGTTGTTAATAACAACAATATCCTTATATGAAAAATTATTCTCAAACCCAGTTGGTACGCTTGCATAAGAAATAGCATTTCCAAAAACTGCCTGATAAACCTCGAATTGTCTTTTCCATTCAAAAGTTGATTGTAGGGGATTTGGATTAGATAGTAATTCTTTAAGTTTTCCGCCGTCTTTGTCGTACTCATCAAGTGGAATTATATCGCCTGTTCGTAAATCTTTTACTTTGAACTTGATATTCGCCGCAGCACTTGCTTTGATATTTATAACCGCTTGAACGACGGGATTATTACAGTAAGAATCTAATTGCATTGCAGATTCAGCAAGATTTTGCCAAACTGGAGTACCGCTCATGAAAAACGACGGCATTATACCCGACATTAAGCTTCTGCCAATGTCGTTAAGTTGCTTACGTGGTGAAAAAAAAGATTTAATACTTAAATTCATTTCATGAGTTTTGTTTTTACAAATATAAACTTTTTTTTAAAAACATGTTATAAAACATTAAAATATTATTAAAAATCAATCTGAAACAAAAATTTATTTTTGGGTATAAACTTTAGTTTAATTTACTCTTCTTTACTTTACTTTACTTTACTCTTAGGATTTACGGAGGAACTTAGGCACGTAAATGGGGTAAAAGTAACCTTAAACTATATTTACGGGTACGTAAACTAATTAAAAGTAGGAGTTTTGATTTTTTGACTTTTTGAAAAAACAGAGAAAAACACGAAAAATTATTTTGAATATTCCCCTAAAATTAGGGTTTATTTTACTATAAATACACCCTAAAAATAGCCTTAAAATAATTTAAAAAAGTCCTAAGATTGCTAAAAATGTGTTTCGGTTTTGGATTGAAAAGAGGGTAATTTGAGTAAAATTAATCAGAATTATAACACTAAAAAGCTTTATTTTGGTGCTTATTTATATTGGTTCTAAACGAAACATAGTTTATATTTGTAGTATAATCAAACAATAAATAGATATGAATCTAAAAGCAAAATGGTCAACGAAAGACCAAATCACAAGCGGACGTTTAACAGCTAAACAAATAGGCATATATCACTTTATTCAGATGAGTGATATAATTACCGCTAAAGAAGTAATGAGTGTGTTAAAAATAAGAATGTGCGACATCAAAGGATTAATTGCACTTAATTTAATTGAAGCATTGGAGGATTAGATATGAAATTAACAGAAAAGTGTTGGAGCGTTAATCTAGATAAGATAGATGAGGGTTATTGTTACTCAAAACAAAGTGTATATGCAGAGACTAGAAATAAAGCTAAGTCTTTACTGATGCAAAAATACGAAGTTCTCGACATGATATTAAACGGCACAAATGAGGAAGTAACATATTTGACATTGCCAGTTTATAGAGATAAAGATGGTGACAAGTATGATTTTAACGGAAAGTCGTTAACTATGAATGAAATTGAAAATTTAATACGAAAACAAGAAAGGATTGATAGCTTTAATACTATCATAAAAAACAATAATATTACTCATTGTTATATACGTAAGAGAGGTTCTTATTGTCGACCTAATTGCTGTGGCTATACTGAATTTCAAAGCGTTGCAGGGATTTATGAAAAAGAATATGCTATAAAACTAGCTAAATCGTGCAATGAGCTAGATGCAATTCCTATTGATAATAAAACTCATAACAAAATGATTATTGAGCGAATTGAGGATTTAAAAACTAGAATTATAAATAATTAAAGATATGAAAGAACCAAAATTAAATGAAGAGTTTGAGCACGAGGGAATTAAATTTGTTTGTGTTGAGA